TGGAAAGAATTTGATACTTATAAAGTTGGTACTGTTGCTAATAGTACATCAACCATGCATAAAATGCTAAGTCGTCCTATTGAAATGGAATGTTTCGAGAGTGATGATTATGACCCAGATTTATATGTTCCATATGCTGATCAAGAGAAGTATCTAACAGATGCTGGAAAAGCAGTTGATTTTGAAGCTCATTGGCATGTTGAGCAGATGTGGGATTATCTCTTGGAAAAAATGGAAGATTTGCGGCAAGCATCTTTAAATGAAAAAAATCCAGTTATCGCTAAAAAATTATGGAAAGAACTTATTAGAATTTTGCCTGAAGGTTGGCTTCAGACTCGTACAGTTACGCTAAATTATGAAGTCGTTTTCGCGCAAATTCATCAGCGTTCAAACCATAAACAGAATGAATGGTCTGGTAAAGACAATCAGTTCCTTCCAAATTTTATTGCGTGGGCACATAGCTTACCATATGCGGATGAACTATTGTTTGATCCACAGCTAGCTGAGTAAAAAGAAATTGACATTTCTAAATAATTTTGATATAATATATATGTAAGTTAAAGAAATGGAGATTTTCTTACATGACGAAGCAAGAAGAATTTTTGAATTTTTGGCAGTATTTAACGAATGATTTAGCTGGACCTGTTGAAGTACCCGAAGGTGTGCAAGCATATATTGATGCATTAAGTTCTGTAACAGCCGTAGAAAAGCCTCTATTCACAGAAAATGGTAGAAAGATTTTGGAATATCTACAAACACAACCCAAGGGCACTATGCAAAAAGCACGAGATATCGCAGAAGGTATGCAAACTACTTCAAAAATGGTATCTGGTGCAATGAGAAAACTTGTCACTGATGGTTATGTGGAAAAGGTTGGAAAAGATCCTGTAATTTATACGATCACAGACAAGGGATTTAATGTAAAATTTGAAGGAGAAAATGAAGAATGAAAAAGGAAATGATTAATCAGACTCATATTGAGGGTCTTGTGTACGACCATAAGTTGGAAAAGAAGGTTTCTGGTCCACAGAGTAAGAATCCTGGTACTGAATTTATTGCAGGTACTTTGGATGTTGCTACTGATTATGGTATGGATGCAGAAGGTAACCTCACTGGCAAGGGTATAAATGTAGTTAAGATTCATTTTACCTATGTTACGGCTACAACTGCAAAGGGCAATAGTAATGCTACTTTCCAGGCTCTTCAGAAGATTATTAACGAAGAGCAGACAGTTGTTAAGGTTGGTAAGGAAAAGGCATTTAAGGTGCGTTGTGATTCTGCAATCGCTCTGAATGAATGGTTCCGTGAACTTACTGATGAAAAGCCCCAGTCAGTTATTCGTAATGAGGGTGGATTTGTTCATATTGTAAATTCAATCACTGAAGATGAAAAGGCTCATAACACTTGGAAAGCCGATATGATTATCACCGGTGTTCGTGAAGTTGAAGCTGATCCTGATCGTGGCACTGAAGATCATGTGGTTGTTAAAGGTGCAATCTTTGATTTCCGCAAGGCACTACTTCCTTTTGAGTTTGTTGCTCGCTCTGCTGGCGCAATGAAGTATTTCTTGAATTTGGAAGTTTCTAATAAGCAGCCTGTTTTTACTTGCGCTTGGGGCCGTCAGATGAGTACTGTAATAAAGACTCAGACTGTAACTGAAAGTGCATTTGGCGAAGATGAGGTAACGATTACTGAGCGTACTACTCGTGAGTTCCTTTGCAATGGTTGCAGCAAGGTTCCTTATGAGTGGGATGATGAAGATACGATTACCGCGGCAGAGTTGTCAAAGGCTATGAGTGATCGTGAACTTGCTTTGGCAACGATTAAGAAGCGTCAGGAAGAGTATCAAGCCTCTAAGAATGCTGGATCTGCATCTGCAGCGAGTGGCGCCCCTGATGGTGGATATCAGTTTTAAGGAGGATTAAACAATGCCTAATGCTTTGACAATGATTCAGCCCCATGTAGTCAGCAGAGATTTGCGGGGATATTCGGTGTTGTTTTATGGGGAACCTAAGACCGGCAAGACTACTGCCGCGTCTAAGTTCCCTGGCTCTCTTATTTTCGCTTTTGAAAAAGGTTATAATGCCTTGCCTGGCGTTATGGTTATGCCTATTAATAGCTGGAGAGATTTCCGTCAATATCTAAAGCTATTGGCAGAAGAAGAAACTAAAGAGATGTATCAGACTATTGTTATTGATACTGCGGATATTGCTTATGATTATTGTAATGAATATATCTGTAAGCAAGAGGGTGTTGATACAATAGGAGACCTTGATTATGGTAAGGGATATGGCATGGTTGAGCGCGAATTTGATGGTGCCATGCGGCGTATCCTCCAGTTGGACTATGGTCTTGTAATGATTTCTCATTCTACTGAACGTGTTGAGAAGAATGAGAGAGGAGAAGAGTTCAGCAAAATTGAACCCACTCTTGAGAAACGTGCGCGTAAAATTTGTGAACGTACTTGCGATATTATTGGTATGTCACGATCTGTTGTAGATAGTGATGGCAACAATGTAACAAAGTTGTTTTGTCGAGGAACTCAGCGTTTTGTAGCAGGATCTCGTTTTAAGTATATGCCAGAGGTAATTGATTTTTCATATCAAAATTTGGTAGATGCTATCGGTGAAGCTATTGAGAAAGAAGCGTCTGAACATGATGGTAAGTTGGTATCTGATGATAGAACTAATAATTATAATACTCGTCCTGCTTCTTTTAGTGACATGAAAGAAGAGTGCGGTGAAATTATTGGTAAGTTAATGGGAGAAAGCCAAAGCAATAGAGTAAAGATTTCTCAAATTGTAACTAAACATCTTGGTCCCACCAAGAAGTTTAATGATACGACTGAAGTTGATGCTGACGCGGTTTGGGAGATTCTAAAAGATCTTCGTTCTATGTAAATAAACAAGCCGGGTTTACGCCCGGCTTGACTTTTATCTAAAATTATGATATAATATTTATATATGAAAAGGAGATAAGATGTCAGCAATTCTTGTTTGTATTTTAATGGTCATTGCGGCGATTGTTTCAGTTTATCAAATTAAACAATAGCCTAAGAAAGCATGGCCATGGATTATAGCTTATTGGTTAATACTTACAATAAAAAATCTTGTTGATTTCTTAGTATTGGTGTAATGGCTACGAAAAAGAAGTTGGGTCCAGTTAAGTGCCCATATTGTGGAAAAACTTTTGATCGTAACCTTGAGGAGTTTGTTCAAATTAATTCTAGACGCTTTGCTCATAAAATTTGTTACGATCAACATGAATCGCATTTAACTCAAGAGCAAAAAGATTTAGAAACTCTTCAAAATTTTATTAAAAAACTTTTTAATACTGATACTATTTCAGTAAGAATTAAAAAGCAAATTGAAGATTATCACAATAATAAAAACTATACCTATAGCGGCATTTATAAAAGTTTAGTTTACTTTTATCAAGTAAAAGGAAATTCAATAGAAAAAGCAAATGGCGGAATAGGTATAGTCCCATATGTATATGAAGATGCTCGAAATTATTACACGGCGATATGGGAAGCTCAGCAACGCAGTCAAGCGAAACCCATTGAACAATGGAAGCCGAAAATTGTCGAGATTCATATCCCACCACCTGTTAGTAAACCGATGAAAAGTTCAAGGTTCTCATTTTTAGATGAAGAGGAGTAACGTATGGGATCTAAATATGTAGATACTACAGCAATAATGCAAGTTATTGGTTGTGTGTGGAATGATCCAAGTATTTTGGATAGAGATGATGCATACGTTATTATTGATGAAGATTTCCCTGAACAATTTCATCGTATTGTTTTTGGAGCCTTATTCAAGATTCATGAAGATGGTGCTCGAGATTTCAACATCAATGTAATTAATGACTATTTTGAGTCTCATCCAAAGTACAAAGCAATTTATGATGTAAACAAGGGTGATGAATATCTTGTAAAAGTAAGTAAAATTGCTACTCGTTCTACTTTTGATTACTATTACAAGAGAATGAAGAAATTTACTCTTTTACGCATGTATGATAACATCGGAATGGATATTCGATGGATGTACGATCCAGATGAAATTCTTGATGTTAAGAAAAAAGAAGCACAAGAAGAATGGTTTGATAATGTTTCTTTGGTAGAAATTGCTGATAAAATAGACGCAAAAATTGATAGTTTGCGTTTAAAATATGTAGAAAATGATGTTGATAGAACATCTTTTCAAGCGGGCGATGGAATTGAAGAACTTATTAAACAATTTGAGACAGTTCCTGATGTAGGAGTTAATTTATATGGAAACTATATTAATACCATTACTCGTGGTGCTCGGTTGGGTAAGTTTTATCTGCGTTCCGCTCCTACCGGAATCGGCAAAACACGATCAATGATTGCTGATGCTTGCTATATTGGTTGTGATTGGTTTTATGATGAACAATTTGGTTGGAGAAAAAATGGTAATGCATTTCCAACTTTGTTTATCGGAACCGAGCAAGATAAATCTGAAATTCAAACGATGATGCTTGCATTTCTTGCAAATGTAAATGAAGAACATATTTTAACTGGTAGATATGAAAATGATGAACGAGAAAGAGTAATGCGCGCGGCACAAATAATTAAATCTTCTAATATGTATGTAGAAGTATTACCAGAATTTAATCTTCAAGATGTAGAAAATACTATTAAAAGAAATCTTCATGAACATAATATCCAATATGTATTTCATGATTATATTCATACGAGTTTAAAGATTCTGGAAGAAATTAGTCGCCGCGCAGGAAAAGTTGCTTTGAGAGAAGATAATGTTCTATTTATGTTATCTGCAAGACTTAAAGACATATGTGTTAAATATAATGTTTTTATTATGTCTGCTACTCAGCTAAATGGAGATTATCAAGATAGTAAAACACCAGATCAAAATTTATTGCGTGGTGCAAAAGCAATCGCAGATAAAATTGACTATGGTTCAATTTTACTCCCTGTAAAGTCTCAAGATTTAGCAAGTTTGGAAACGATTATTCAAAAGAATCCTCAGTTTCCAGTTCCTAAAATTAAATTGTCTATATATAAAAATAGACGAGGACGTTTTAAAAGTGTAATTTTGTGGTGTGATGCTGATTTAGGTACTTGCCGCATTAATCCATTATTTTTAACTGATTTTCAATATGAGTGGATCGGAATAGATGATCTACGTGTGGTAATAAATGATTTTAGTGCTTTTGAGGAGGACGAATAAATGCCTAAGAAGAATAATGCTATCCCTACTGTAATTAATGCTGATGCGAATTATCCTATTGAAGGTCGTCAAGTTGAATATATAATGTCTCGTGGAGAATATGATTTTCTAATGGATAAAGATCGTGCTCCTAAAAATGTACATAGAGATAAGTATATTCTTGATTATCTAAATAGTACCGCTGGTGTATTGGGTACTATTACTACAGTAAGAATTGAGGGGTAAAAATGGCTTTTTATGACAAAGACGAAATCAAGAATAAATTAACTACTGAACAAGTTGAAGATATAGTTCGTGATTTCGGTGGTGATCCGCGGCAAGCCCCAACTGGTTTTGTCGCGGGCACCATTTGTCATAATCATCCTGGAGAAGGAAGTCATAAACTATATTATTATGAAAATACAAGATTATTTAGGTGCTATACTGGATGCGATGCAACGTTTGATATATTTGAACTATTGTGTAAAATTAATAAGCTTGCAGG